GAGCGTGCACGTTTTCCTAATGGTGTTAGGAAAACCTCATGGTGTGTGGTGTGTCGATATGTCGATAGAGCGATGAGGCGACATATCGATACACCGTGAGGTTTTCCTAATGGTGTTAGGAAAACCTCATGGTGTGTGGTGTGTCGATATGTCGATAGAGCGATGAGGCGACATATCGACACACCGTGAGGTTTTCCTAATGGTGTTAGGAAAACCTCACGGTGTGTGGTGTGTCGATATGTCGATAGAGCGAGCTGCGCCACCTGCTCGCAGGTGGCTCAGTAGCCGTAGGGGTCGTCGTCGATGATGTCCGTGCAGTCGCAGCTATCGATGTGGCACTCTGTGACGGACTCGCCGCCGACCGCGCTGGCGAAAGCCTCGCCCTCGGGGGTACGGTGCGCGGGGAGACTGTGGTAGACGATGCCGAGTTGCGCATTGGCGGCATCCCAGAGCTGGCGGGCGAGTCCCTCGCCGCGGCGATCCTCGCGGGTCTCGATCTGCATGACCTCGGCGTCGCTGATGCTGACGTACAGCTCGGAAGCGATGCCCTGCTCGTCGGAGATCTCCCAGATGTGGTTGGCTGTGTCGGTCTCGCTGTAGTAGCTGCCGGTGCGGTAGGTGATCGTGGCGTTCATCGTGGGTTCCTTTCCCTATCTGATGTATCCCAGTATACACATGTGGGTACCGGTATGCAAGGGGGAATCGAGAAAACGCCCTTAATTAGAGTGTTGGCGAATATTTTCGAGGATATAGTCTGTGTAGGCTAGCAGCGCTTCGGACTTGTCCGGTGTATAGGCGATTAGTGTAATGTTCCCAGTTACTGTGCTGTATGACTGACAGAGATACCCTGAGATTGTGCCACCATACGCGTATATCAGGAACACAATTTCGTTGGTTGACTGGCATAAAATTGAGCGAACAACTCGGTACTGCTGAAAGTCATGGGAGGTGTAGTTGACTGCGACAATGAGGTCAACGGCGATTCGAGTCGTGTTGATGTTAGGGGTCATGGCGTGTGTCCTTTCAGGTGGCCTACACTCATCGTAGCATAGTTTTCGCCCGACACAACACGTATCGGGCGAAAACTATGGATGAGTTTTACGGTCTGACTGTGACACTCATGCCGGCAAGCTCAAACAGTCTGGCCAGCTCCCTGGGGCCCAACCAGCCATCAGGTTTGCTGGCACCACTGTATCGGCGCTGGAAACCTGTCGTGCCCCTGACACCGTTACCGACTGTCTGACTACCGTAGTGGCCGTCTATGTAACGCGAATCGAGATAGCCGAGTTTGCCCAGTGCGCGTTCCAACGTCAACACCTGTTGGCCGTAGGGACCAACCGGCCTGCCCGTCTTGGACGGATCACTGTATCGCGCGCTGCGCAAATTTTCGACGCTGACGCTTGCAGTATCAACGATGTTGGTCGGCCAGCGTGACTCGGTGGAAAACAGTACGTGAACATGATCGTAGTGGCGCGTTGAGATGTCGCCTGTTTTGTTGAGATTCTTCCATGTCCGGCGTTCACGCGACCATGACCGGTTTTTCCAAATAATCCATACGAATTTCAGTTTGTCGACATTGGCGATGAGATAATCGCAGAAAGCATCCCCAGCGCGAGCTTGTTCTACGGTAGGCCACGCATTGACTTTACTGGAAAACATAAAGTCAACGGCTCGCCTTGTTCTGTGCTCCTTTGAGTTGAGTCTAAATCCACTGCCAACCCACATACAACGCATAATTGTGCTGCGTTGTGTCATGTCATAGAGTCGTATTGTAATGTCTCGAATGGGCGGGTTGACTGCGCCTAGGTACCTGAATGGATCAACTGCCATGATAATCAATCTCCTTTATTTGTGGAAAACTCCGTTAATTCCGACATAGGTCACGCCTGTAGCGTTGACAGGCTCACGGTAGCTAGCGGGAAAATCAATCACACCATTACCCCCAATAGCGGGGGTGATCGTAATTCCGTTGTACGTGAATGCGGACAGGAAACAAGGTTTACTCAGTGTGAATGGCAGTCGTGCCGCCTGCTTTGTAATGTCACCTTTAATCAATCCACTAATCATGTACGCATTCGTAGCAATCTCTGCATACTTCAAAACATAACTACCAACGTTTTCGAATCCGTTCAACAGTTCCACGGTTATTTCTGTTGCGGGCGACAATGGGCCGGGGGTACCGGTGTCACCTCGGTCGCCTTTAGGGCCGGGGTCGCCCTTGTCGCCCTTGATGCCCTTCTCACCGGGCATTCCGGGGTCACCTCGGTCGCCCTTAGGGCCGGGGTCGCCCCTGTCGCCCTTGATGCCCGGCCTACCGGGCACGCCGCGCTCACCGGGCTTACCAGGGTCACCTTTAGGGCCGGGGTCGCCCTTGTCGCCTTTAGGGCCGGGGTCGCCCCTGTCGCCCTTGTCGCCCTTGTCGCCCTGGGCGACGATATTGGTGGGGGTGACAATGGGCGGCAGATGGTTGGCGATGTCCCAGTCTTTCCCTGTGATTGTGACAATGAATGCTGGTGTTTCCCTACCGAGTGCGATAGTGAGCTCATAAACCCCCGATTCGATCACAGTGGGGAGCAAATCATAGTCACGGTTGACAGGAACCTTGAGGCTAATGCCGCGCGAATTAGTGAATTGCACATAGCCGCCGAAATTCCAATATTCGTCACTAGGCCAAGCGCGTACACTACCGTAAACATTAGTCGTGCTCATTCTTCCCCATCCTTTGCACGTCTGGCGTCCGTTGTTTCCGACAATTCTTTTTCCAGCTTGCTAGGCGTATTGAGGAAAGCGAGTCCGCATACTGCGCTGGCGAGCGCTAGCCATGCGGCCAATTGGTTGGCCTCAATGAATCCGTACACCGAAAGCAGGCCGAACACAGATACAGCAATACCATACACCCACTGTCTTGTAGTCGGCTCAAAAACCTTATTCTTCATTAACGCGCCTTTCGAGTTCACGTAGTTTAGACCATGCGGAAGCAATGGACTGACTGGCAGTAATTCTCTCTATTTTCTCACTGTTCAATTCTCGTTTAACGTCACGAAAATTCTCGTTGAATGTGTTTCTCATTGAATCTATCTGGTCTTTAAGTTCTCTGTTTTGTAGCACAATGTCAGACAACTTGACCATCTGATATTCATACTTAACTCTCATGTTGTTAATAATAGCAACAATGATTGTAGCAAACGGCACCATCACGGCACCTGCGCCGACAAGCGCATAGTAAACGTCAATCATCGCTTGAAAATTTCCGTGAACGCGTTACGCGTGCGCGGACAGTCGAAGTACATTCTCCCATGACGATAGGCAGTGCGCAGAATTTGCGCTAAACCATCGCTATAGACCATGAGAGTTTTTCCCCTGTTCATTCTCACAGGGTTAAGCACGAATATCCTTTCGTTCTTTGGTCGTTTTTCTTGGACATAGTATGCGGACGCTGTATGTGTCCAAATCGAGAAACTACCCCCGCTAAGTTCCATTGTCGCTAGATACGTGGCTTCGCTCGGTTTAGTGGCAATAAGTCCATCATGATTGTCAGCAAACGTATTGCCGACCGAATATGACTCGTATTCGGTACCGGAGATGAATTGTCCGAATCTGGTTTGTTTGACGTATTCCATGAACTCTGCCGATTTAGGGAATTGCGCAACGATGAACCCGTTCTTTCGAGTCACGAACTCACCTTTAGCAGGCGGTTTAATGTCGTACTCAGAAAAATACGGGTTCATGATGGACACACTGTTAGCGAGAAAGATTACACGTGTTTTGTCTTTCGACCGGTCAACTGTGTTGTAGAAGTCATTGAGCCGCTTGTGTTCGGCGGGCAGGTACTGAGTGAATCCTTTTTCGATGATAAACTCATCGAAAATGATCTTTGTTACGCGCGGATAGGCAACAGACTTTTTCGATTGAGCTTGCGACAATGCAGCAAAGTATCCGAATGTCTCCCACTTCGGTTTAGTGACATCAGGGTTACGCGTGAGTTGTGCCAAGTCGCCCAACACCCTAAACCCGTAGTCAGGAAATTCATGAGCGCAGTCATCGAAGAAAGTTTGTTTAGTGGTGAGTTCAGTGGCAAACCGTCGAAGATAGATAAATTCTTTGCCGTTTTTCAGGTAGTCCCTGATTGCCCACACTTTAGCGCCATAAGTTTTGCCGATGCCACGTCCGCCTACAACAAAGTTGTAGACGGCATTACGCGACAGAATAGGTGTCAATGAGTAGTACATGCTTCCCCCTAGGCGACTTGGCGACGTACCCATACTAGCCCAGCTTTCCAGTCACGGATAGCCGATGGTCTCGGCCCACGGTCAACCGTACCGGACGCCAGACCTGACAGGCCTGCCCGGTACGCTTTTTCCTGTCGAATCATACTCTGAGGCCGGTGACTGCAACCGATCAAACCGAGATGATAGTGTGGTGAGAATTTCGAACTGTCTGTTTGGTCACGATACCAACCCGCACAACCCGCTTCGCGCATAAACAAGTCTAGCGCTTGATTGTACGACCGCATACGCAAATCGAGCGTTCCGCCTTTAGTGTGAGTGTCTTTCGAGTTGTTGTCATACGGCAAATATCCTCCTTTAGTGACATGAATGCTACTGGAAATAAGCCCTTTCTTGACTGCTGCCGCGCTCACTTCAGTAATCCACTGACCAGCACAACCGCATGTCTTAAACGTGGCATTGCCGAGTGTCACAGTAATGGGTCCTGCCCGGTCATTGAAACTGTCTGGAGTGGCGGTGACCGGCTCGGGGGTGACAAGCAACACAGCATCAATGACCTTGGCTCGTAAATCTTCGGCGTGAGCCGGTTTGGACGCGGTAGGGTGCCCACGGTTAATTGCCCTGCTAATTGTTGACCAAGGGGAACTGGCCGTGTCGCACCACTCAAACAAGTTTTTTCCCGACCATGGGCCTTGCTGATGGAATTCCCAAATCGCAGTGTAGGGGGCCCACTTCAAGTTTTCGAGCTCGGTCGGGGTATTGACGAACATGTTTTCATCGCTAATCAGACCGAAAGATTTCATCCATTTACCGAACCGTAGATAGGCCTCTTTCCATGTGAGCTGAATCCAACCTCGTCCAACGTAAGGCGCGTACCTGGCATTGTCCGCGCCCTGCTCTTTCACCAATCTAAAGCCACCAGTTTCCTGTAAACATTCACCAACAAAGCACGCGGCTCGTTTTTTGTTGGAAAGAATGCCCGGATACGTGGCCGCGATAGCATCATTAAAGCCCTTCGCCACTTGCTCGGGGGTCTGCAACATTTGCGACTCAATCGCACCATAGGCGCGGTTACCAACTCGAATCATTTCGGCAGTGATTGTCACGCCGGAATATTCGCCGTCACCCGGTACTGTAGGCGCTTCGTAGCCCACGCCTACAGTACCGGACAACCACCAACCGTTAGGCGCGCGATATAGTGTCTCGGTTGTGCCATTGTTCATCCGACATACCAAAGTTTGGTCGCCCAACATTTGAATGTTGACAATATCGCCCGCCATGATCGTTCTCTTTCTATTCGGGGTTACCGTTGACGTCGCACCACTTCGTGCCATTCCACCAATAAGGCTTCTTTTTTACCCCGTTGTAGTAGGTTGCGCCTTGTAGGCGCGGCATGTCAGTGCCTGTCATGGCAGGGTGACTACCGCCTTGCGGGATACGCATAAACGTTCCTGTAGACACAAGATTGCCGCCGGTAAAAATCATGTCTTTACTGAGTCCGGTTGTGCCATTGTCGGGGACCATCACAAAACTGTTGCCCTGCGGGTAGTGCGTATAGGGCATGTAGTCTGCGTTGTCCCAGTATTGCACATACCATAGATCGTTGAGGAGTGTAAAACGTGCCTTAGTCACGCCGCCCTGAGACCATGAAAAACCGATGTTTCTTGGCGCACCATTACCGGCCGGGTTGCCACCTTTAAACGTGTTTCCGATTGATGTAATTCTTCCTTCGGTGGCGTCACCATTAGCGTTCACGAAATGAATTGTGTGGTTCATGTACACAAAACACCCATAGAAACCGACACTAAAGTTTTTCAGCATACCAACTTTAGCAACAGTTCCTCCCGGCCATTGTTCATATGTTTTTCCTGTCGGCATAGGTGTTTCAAAGTAAACGCCGAAAAACACTGTTGATGTGTTGTTGGCCGCTTGTAGTCCAGTATCGTATGCTTCAATGGCGCCGCCGATCACTTTCACGTCACATTGATTAGTTTCCCTGATACCAATTCCAGGGTTGCCGTTGTAATCGTGGCAATGGAATTGCGGCGTTGTCACGGTTAGGTTATAACAGTAGTTCACGTCCAACGAAATTTTGTTCCTGTAGGTTCGCAGTCGAGTAATGTCTCCATACCAGACTTCGTTACAGTAAACCGCAGTATCAAACCGCTGTACATTGACGTTGACAATGCGGACGCCACCAACGCACGTTACGCCTACCCCAGCATTGTTTCCCCGGATAGCCAAGTCTTGAATTCCCGCATTGTATTTCAGTTCGATGGCGGGACCACTTGTGACGCGCGCCAGAATGCCGGAAAATTCGTTGTCATCACCATCACTGAAACTAGTCCCGCGTAGGCGAGTGTACCGAGGAACTGTGAGAGTTTGCGTAATAACATATTTTCCTTGCGGAATGAACACGTCGCCCGATTCGCCTGCCGCGCTAATTGCCGCTTTGAACGCGCTTGTATCATCATTAGTTCCGTCGCCTTTAGCGCCAAAGTCGCGCACATTGAATGTGAGCGCATTCTTGGAAACCTTGGAATTCATTTCACTACGGACTGATGCTAGTTCCGTTGTCATCCTATTTTCATACTCGGCCAATATGGTAGTGTACGAATTCGCCAACTGGGCAAACTCGGCAACAATTCCCTTAGCCTCGGTGTTGGCAGAATTCGCCTGCTGAATTGCTTCGTTGAGTTGGGCGACTTTCGTACCAACATCGGATAGTTGTTTGTCGAGTTTTGCTTGCATGTCGGCAAGGGTAGTATCATAACTGTTTTTCAGCGTAGACATTGACTGTAGCGCAGTCTCAATTGCCTGGTTAGTGTCGGTGATAAGTGTTCCCATATTACCGGTTAGGTCTGTATAGAGATTAGAAATTGACGCGACCGCACCATTCAATGCCTGCAATTTTTCAAGTAGTGTCATTCCCTCTCGATATGTGTATGGTGCGACACTACCGACAGGATAACTCGGGATAGGGACAAACAGCGGAAATGGCGAATTGTTGGACATAAAGTTTTCTCCTTAGAAAAAGTACCGATAACCTGAAAGATACTGAGTGTAATCGTCGCCTTGAAAGTCTGGAAGAATGTCGCCATTGTTCCACAAAGACATAAACAAGTCTTGCAATTCTGCAATAACCATCATGTCCACATTGACAAGGATAGACCGCCACTCAGCGATGAGGCTAGCGCCAGTGGCCTGCCTGCCCGTCACGTGAGACGACTGAGAGCCTGCCATATCCTGACTGCCCGACGTTGAGTCGTCAGAGTGTGCCTGAGCCTCGGTGCGCGACTCTGAGACGCTACCAGAGTCCGCGTAATCCTCACCCGGTTTGAGAGCCGTCTGAGGCGTTGTCGAAGCGATGGCGCGTGAGTGTGTCTCGGTGGCGTTATCGGTGCTGCCAGTCTGGCGCTGCGTTGTATCGGCACGTTGTGCTGAGGTGCCGAGCGTGGACAGGTCAACCGTGGACAACGGATCGAATTTCAGTCTTTCCGACCGATACAACTCGTTGTAATAGGGCATAATTTCACTCATGCGCCTATTCAACGCAAAGACGAACATATCGCCAGTTTCGTACCCAATCTCACGATGAGTGTAATGGTCAAGAATTTTCTTATTCAGTGGGAGACGATAGGACTCATCAAAGATAGGGTATTCTTTGAGTCCGATATCAACGCCCATAACATCAATGAGCGCGCCCAACTCAATCGTAAAGGTTGCCACTGCCGCTATCCTCCTTTAGATCAGAATTGAAAGACAAGTCCATAACCGATTCATCATCGCCCAAGTCCCACGAAACTTTGACATGCAAACCGTATTTTTCATTGATTCGATCTGCCGCATCTAAACGACATTTCAACGCGGCATTGCGGACTGACAGAATTTGTGAGTCATTCGAGCCGACTTCGGCGGCCACTAATCTTTCTTTCTTGTCCTGATTTGAGTTGTTGATACCGAGCAATGTCATGCATTCAAGCCAAATTTTCTGTTTTGCTTCAAGTAGGCGTAATACCGCGTCTTTATCAATCCCGGTATCAAGCGACTTGATGTTATCAATGTCGAAAGTATCAGTACCCCAGATGATAAACTCCCCGTCGTTAATGTTTTTCATCGCGTTAAGCAACGATAGGCGCTGCGCTTCACTCGCAATGACAATGTAGGGGTGACGTTGTTGCATTGTTGTCAACTCGATTGTGCGGTCAATCTCAGCTAGTTTCGTGGCGTAAATCATCACGATATCGGTGTCTGGCGTGCGTAAATAGTTTGCCCAGATGGGCACACAATGGCGAGCGCTCATCGTACGGTTGAGATAGGTTGGCCCTCCGGTAACCATGAATCGTGTCGGGTTGTCGTAGAAATTGACTTCCCCAGCGCCAGCGCCGCGCAAAGCAAAGAAGCGACCCAAATTCTCATCACGGAAAAATACGACAAGCGCCTGTCTGAACAATGTCAATTCCAAGAATCGTGCATCAATTTCTGTTGGCAGGTTATCCCACTTAAACCGATTACACGACAGTTCTGTGAGTACGCGCACATACATACGCGACATGATCGTTTTCCGCGACCTGTCGGGCGACGCCATGAACCTTGAGTAAATGTCGTCATGAACATAGTCCGGCCTATTTCGTCGCTTAGCCATTAGTACCCCCGCTGAGAAAGATAGTAACCATAAATAGGTTCATTGTTTTCCAATATAGTAATTCCGATGGCGCTAGGATCATGCCACACAGTCACACCTTTTTCAAAAATGCCCCGAATTGTTTGCTTGTAGTTCTCTGGACACCATGAGGCCGACAGATAGAGCTCACGCAACTTCCAATACGTAAAGGTGGACATACATTGCAAATCACGCGGCAGCTGATTAGTGTACCGGTTGACGGCATACCCATAGCGCAACCAATAACCTCCAATCATCGCCATTGTACCGGGGGAAAGTGTTTTCAGTCTTGCCTGAATATGCATTCCGGTAGTCGCCAGCAAAAACGCCTCGCCACCTACTTGCCCGCTCACAGTTGGTTGCGTGAGTTTAGAATCTTGAACTCGAGCATTAATCGCGCCGATTGTGTTGGCATAGTCACCCTTAGCAGCATAATCGGCGTATGTTTTGTTTGAGTCGCGCATATACTGCCCGGTACTCACGCGAGCGCTTGTCTGTGATTGTGCCAAATCGTTGGCTATCGCCGTGGACTGCGTATCCGCATTCACACTGATACCGGTACTGACGCCACGCGTCAGAGCGCTACCGATACCGGCCCCAGGGTTGGTTCCCACTGCCGACGCCAGATCGCCAATCATGCCGACGCCCATACCCTGATACGCCGCCTGCGACCTGACGCCTAGCTGCGCTTGTGAGCTGGCGACCGCCATATTCGTCAGCGATTGTTGTAGGTCGAGTCCCGCCGATGATTGATCGTAGCCGAGTTGATTGGCGGTGAGTGCTTTTTGTTGTGACCAGTTTGCCGAGTCATGTTGATAGGCAATTGAGTGTGCATTAGACGCCATGAACGCCAGATAAGAGTTATTTGTTACTGAGAACATGGGCAGATTGTTGACGCCAGTCGTCATTGCCAATGCCTCACCAGAGTCGTGATAATTGTGCTTTATGTAGGTGTTGACGTTATAGTCTGTAGGGTGAAAGACAATGCGCGGCGATGGTTGCGCTACATGGCACGCCATTGTCATTTTAACCGGAAGTGTTCTGTTGACATTGAATGTTGATAGCTCATTCATTCTCTCCGGTTTGAGCACAATCGGCGTACCGGTATTTGTTGTCACCTCAATATACGTATAGGGATACGTGAGAAACTTTGTCAGATAGCGGAAACAGCCATTTTGAAACGACTGCGGCATACCGTCTAACACATTGTCAACAAGCGTAAAGGTGACAAACTTCTCAATAGCCGTTTGCGACGGAATGTAGCAACCATCGAACTTATCTACCGTGGCACAATTTTCAGTTTTGACAAGCTCCGAGGGGACCATGTACACAGCAGAAATACCCTGACTAATCCAAGGAAAGTCTTGCAATTTCTGAGTAAACGTGATGTAACTACTTACCGAGTCGAAGTAGTATGCGGCCATGCCATTAGGCAGACCTTCCATTGTGTTGCCTGTAGCGGACTTGAGTTTGGGGTTGTCGAGTGTTCCCCAATCTTCCTCCAACTTGACCGTGCTATACACAATAACACCATATGAATCATAGTAATTGTCGCCCGGTTGACTCTTTAGATTCGCTATGTGCTTCGACCATACCCCTGACACAGTGTAATCGTTTCCCAAGTCCAAACCTTCCGGTTCGCACAGTTGGTTAATAGCGGCCTTGCTGTGCGACGATTCGTCGGCAATTCCCACATGTCCACGTTCAATGTACGCCGAATTAAACGTTACATAGGGGAAGAATGATTGCCACACATCAAGTTGCACAAAAATTTCTGTTGTATTCGGTGCCGCGCGCCGCATATCCTGAATGAAATAGTAGAAAGTGCGACCATTACCATCACCATACCCCGGACGCTCGCCAATAGGTTGCACAGCATTGTGAACCCTAATGTAATTGTACGTATAGGCGTTGTTGAATGGCAGCGGGATACGGATAGGCTCGCCTACGCGCGCATAGGACATACGATCAAACACGATTGTTTGAGTGGCTTCACTTTCCCTAAACAGATATTTATCTAGTTCCTTGTGATCTTTGAACTTCACAATGTCCCGATAGTCAGCATTCCATGCAACTCTATGTAAACTAACCGTAGTCCCCGGTGTCCACATATCGAAAGAAAATTCGTGATTAGCGTCCATTAAAACAATTCTCCTTTAAGCGGATATGCACAGTGGCCTAGGGTATAGGACACGATACCCTAGGCCACTGTGCTGCCAGCGTGAGGGATACGCCGGCGACCTCCGACTAACTCAGGGTCACCACATAATCTACAGGTGCCCCAGTACCGGGGTCAATCTTGACCGTGATTGTCTTACCCCCATTCGACGCCTTGACGCCCGCCACAGTAGTGCCCGGCGCAGTGGACACTTCCACATCAGCAGCGGTGGCCGTGCCGACGCCTGCCAGCGTATAGGTATAGGTACCAGACACAACCGGTACGCTAATGCCCTTTACAGTAATCGCAATGTCCTTACTACCCTGTACAGGCCAGTTACCAAGCTTGTCGCCAACAACCGGGACAGGCTTCGTCGTGCTGAAACCGTCATCACGCGGGTTATCATCAGGAATATATGCGGTCTGAGCCTTAACAGTTAGAGTAGTGGCAGTCTCATCATAACCACAGTGCAAAACACCTGTAGAAGTAATGTATGTGCGGTTAGACGTGCCCCCGGACACGGACCAAATCACAGCACCATTCGGCGGGTTATCAGACTTGGCAGTCTTACCGGACGCAGTGAATGCGACAAGTCCGCCGCGCATGACGTTCGTAGCATCGCCCTCAAAACTGATGTCAGTAATTCCGGTGATCGGCTCATTCTTAATCACAATCTCATCCCTGTGCAAAGTTGAGAACATAACAGCTGGCGCAAAGCGGGATGCGGAAATAATTCCCCAGTGGTGAAGGAAGTAGTTCATTCCCAAACTCACCGGGTTATACTGACTCGCATTCTCAAGTCGAGTATCAGCGAGTACGAAAAAATCCTTAGTTGTGAGAATTGCCTCGCAACCATTAATCTCAAACATCGCCTTAGGAATAGTAATCACTCGGTTAGGAATATCAGCTTTCTCAATATTGAACGCAGCTGCCAGCGCTTCAACATTAATAGCAGCCTGAAACTCTGGCGTAGTAAACAACACCATTTCATCAGCATTAGCGAAAGTCGGCATACGCGCGGCATTGTACTGACGCGACACATAGCGCATATTCCCATTCACAGCAAGAATACTGCGCAAAGCCTTGCGGGCATCATCGGGCGATGATTCAATGGACGCGATATCGGGAATTTGGACGCGATAAAAACCACCATTAGATTCATACTCACTAAACAGCTTGCAAGTCATGAGGAATTCGTCCCACTGATCTGACGTTGAAGGTGCGGCCATCAACTGAGAGACGAACGAAGAAAGTCCCCCATTTTCGAGGAAAGCTCGCTGCAATTGCGGTTCATTAATCGTAATCTTGTAGAAATTCTCACGATTAACGCGGTGGAAATTCGCTTGCACTTCGGGTGCTTCGGTCCCGAAAATAGCTTTTTCCATGTAATCGCGGTCGGGGTCATAGACGTGCGCCTTAAGGAGTCCGACCTGAATTTCTTCGATAGTATCGCCGTAATTCAACATTCCTCGCTTGAATTCTTGAAGCGGGTTAGTCCATGAAATATTGCGTGCAACAACCGAGCCAATACGGTTAACGAGCGCATCAACAAATTGATTCCACATAGGGCGGTACTGTGTGAGTGAATTTAGGGTGTCGCGCAAATTTGCTTGCGTGGCCTTAGGAATACGGTTACGGTATTCGCTTGTTGCGTCATTGCGAATAGCGTTAAGAATTGCCTCATTAGGAAGATTCTTAAGCGGTTCAATTGCCATAGTGGGCATTAGTTACTCTCCTTATCAAACAAGTCATCAAAACTAATTTCTTCGTTGTCGTCAGTAGCGATTTCCTCGGACTCACTTTCCCCAGTTTCCTCCTTAGGAACTGAAGTCAGCAAATCATAGTTCATGATCTTTAACTTGGTCACCTCGTCAGTCAGTGCCTGAATAGTGTTATTCCTAGATTCGAGTTCCGACTCAAACCCTACACTCTGAGACTCGATAGCAGTAACCAAATTATCGTATGGCGTCATGTCCGAATCTTCCCCAAACATGGCACGCAATTGTGCCAACAATTCTTCCACGGATAAACCTTCTTTCACTAGTGAATGGGCCTTGTCCACAGTATAAGCGGAATGCCCGACAAAGCGCCATACGCCAGTCGGGCATTCCCAAAACGATGAGAGCCGGCCATATCGACACGCCAGGCCACCGTGGCAGGGTGTAGCTAGTCTCAGTAGGTCTCATCCTATGCCAACCCTATCAGGGTAC